AAATGTCTATATACTATGCCACATTATGCAGTTGATAATGTCTTAGACGCCTGTAAACTTATTGGAGATAAATATGGTTAAATTATTTGCTGATGGTGCTGATTATGATAGTATCGTTGAGCTTTCAAAGAACGAAAAGGTAGTAGGATTTACTACAAATCCAACACTGATGCGACAAGCAGGTGTTGAAAACTACGAAGATTTTTCAAAAAAAGTTATTAAATATCTAGCAGAAAATAGACCAAATACATCTTTGAGTCTAGAAGTGTTTGCTGATGAAAAAGAAGAAATGATTCATCAAGCAAAGAAAATTGATTCTTGGGGTAAAGAGAAAGACTATGATGTTTATGTAAAGATTCCAATTCAAAATACAAAAGGTATTAATAACTATGATGTTATTGATACTCTTAATTTTGAAAATGTAAAATTAAATGTTACAGCTGTTTTTACAACAGATCAAGTTGTAGATGTTATAGAAAGAGTTGTTTCTGAAACTCCGATGATTATATCAATATTTGCTGGTAGAATAGCAGACACTGGAGTAAATCCAGAAGAAATTATTAGTGAATCTATTTTATATAGAAAATTAGTGAAACCAAGAACACCTATTGAGTTTCTTTGGGCTTCTTCAAGAGAAGCATATAATTATGTTCAAGCAGAAAAATCTGGTTGTGACATTATTACAATGTCACCAGATTTAATTAAAAAGGTAGGTAAATTCGGAAAAGATTTAGATTTGTTTTCAATTGAAACAGTTCAAATGTTTTACGATGATGCAGTAAAATCAGGATATAGGATAGACTAATGGGATTTGAAGAGAACGAAATTTCACAAAATGCAAATGGTGGAACTGAAATTGCTAAAAGAATGCTTGGTGATATTATTGACCCAAAACTTCTTGAAGAGTTTCAAATTGTTTGTTCCAGACAAAGAGATTTTGATTGGGAAAAGATTAGAGTTTTCTGGTGTCACGATTTACCAGAAGACCCAGAATCAGCAAAATTCAAAGATAAAGAATTTTTAAATAGTTTTCATAAGTTTGTGTTTATTAGTGACTGGCAGTATCAAAGATATCAACTAGTTCACAATCTTCCATATGACGATAAGTCTATTGTTTTGGAAAGTGGTATTGAACCAGCACCAGAATCTTGTTTGGAAAAAGATAATGATACTATTAGATTAGTATATACATCAACACCACAACGAGGATTAGAGATTCTTGTTCCAGTGTTTAAATATTTGACAGAACGCCATAAGAATATTCATCTTGATGTGTTTTCAAGTTTTAAAATTTATGGTTGGGATGAAATGGATAAACAGTTCGAACCATTATATGATGAGATTAGAGAACATCCAAATATGACATATCACGGATTTGTTCCAAACAATGAACTAAAAGAACACCTAAACAAATCACATATTTTTGCTTATCCTTCTACCTGGGTAGAGACAAGCTGTAGAGCAATGTTAGAAGCAATGTCTGCTGGTCTAGTTTGTGTTCATCCAAATTATGGTGCATTAGCAGAAACTTCTGGTTCTTTGAATATTATGTATCAAGGAAATATTGATAAAGGAAAACACGCAAATGTGTTTGTAAATCATTTGAATGCTGCTATTGAGTTTGTTAAAAGCAACAACCATAAAGATATGATTAACTTCAATAAAACATTTGTAGATTCTCGATATAATATTCAGCGAATTAAAGGTATGTGGGAACTTATGATGAAAAATCTTCTTGATGAATATAAAGAAAAAGAATCTAGAGGCAAACCATCAGAAGTGTTTGTATATGATTCACAATGATAGTTTCAAAAACACCTTTAAGAATTAGTTTCTTTAGTGGGGGTAGTGATACCCCTGCATTCTACAAAAGAGAAGATGGTGCTGCTCTTTCGGTAACAATAGATAAGTTTATTCACGTTATTGTGAGAAAAACACCTAATCTTCCTATTAAAACTATGTTTGATGTTGTTGATGAATCAGATAACATTGAAGAGATGAAGCATATTATTTCAAGAGAATCTCTTAAACTTTTTAATATAGATTCTGAAATAACAATAGCATCTTTATCAGATATATTTTCAAATGGTTCTGGTCTTGGCTCGTCTTCTGCCTTTACTGTAGGTCTTGTTAATAGTCTATTTAAGATAAATAATACAGATGCATTAAAAGAAACAATAGCAAAACGTGCTTGTGATATTGAAATGAATAGATGTGGTTATCCTGTTGGTAAACAAGACCAATATGCAGCTGCTTATGGTGGATTTAATTTATTAAAATTTTATAGTGACCAAAATGTAAGTATTGAAAAAATACATAGTGAAAACATTCCAAAACTAAATGATAATCTATTGTTAGTATATAGTGGAAGAGGTAGAGTTGGAAATGATTTTTTACAAAAACAATCTGATGCTATGTTAAATGATGAAAAATTTAATAGAGTTAAACAGAATAGAGATTTGGCATTCGAAGGAATAAAATATATTTTATCTGGTGATTTAGACTCTTTTGGTGATCTTTTACACCAATCTTGGATAAATAAGAGACAGATTGTAAATGATATTACAGAGGATTATTTGGATAATATTTATAATATAGCAAAAGAATCTGGTGCTATTGGGGGTAAATTGTTAGGTGCTGGTGGTGGAGGATTCTTTGTATTTTATGTAAAGGAAGATAAAAGAGAAGAAGTTATTCATACTCTTAAAAATAAAACAAATTGTAAGATTTTTCCTTTTAAATTCTATGATGAAGGAACTAAAATTATGAGTTACGAATAGTTCTTGACAATTAAATCAATAAGGAATATAATATCATATGTCAGAAAATAATAACGTAATTCAATTTCCAAAAGAAAAAATACAAACACCAACACAATACGATGAAAAAATATTATCATCTAATATTTTAGATATAAAAATAAACCATATTAATGAAGCTTTAATGATTATACTACCATCATTGTTTAATAATATTGATATAGCAGGATTTCCTCCTTCAGAAGCAATTGGAGATGATGATGTAAAGGATATTAATTTAATAGTTGAATCATTAAGATCTTTACTTTGTAAATACTATGATGTAAAACATCCTTTTCAGGATTTAGCAGAGAAGGTCTTTGAAAAAGAAGAAGAAACTGACGAATATGCATTAACTAAAAAATTAGATTTAGAATTTGACACTGATAAAATAGGAGAGGATATAAATATCCAATAAGAAGATGATTATTGTTGATACAAGTCAGGTGATGCTTTCTAACTTAATGATGCAAATTGGAAATCATACTAATGCAAAATTAGAAGAAAATATGGTAAGACATATGATTTTGAACTCTTTAAGATCTTATAATATGAAATTTAAGAATGAATATGGAAAAATGATTTTATGCTGTGACGGGTCAAACTGTTGGAGATATGATTATTTTCCATATTATAAAAGATCTAGAAAGAAAAATAGAGAAAATTCAGAACTAGATTGGAAAACTATTTTTGAATTTATAAACAGTATAACGGAAGAGATTAAACAATATCTTCCATATAAAGTTTTAAAATGTGAAGGTGCTGAGGCAGATGATATCATCGCAACCTTGGTAAAACAAAATAAGGAAGAAAATATTCTTATTCTTTCAGCAGATAAAGATTTTATTCAGTTACATACTGATAAAGTAAAACAATATGATCCTGTGAGAAAAAGATGGATTTTTAATAAAGATCCTAAAACATATTTACTCGAACATATTTTAAAGGGTGATTCATCTGATGGCATTCCGAATGTGTTGTCAAGTGATGATACTTTTGTTGTAGGAAAAAGACAAAAACCTATGACAAGAAAAAGATTAGATTATTATCTGTCACTTGATGATAATTCTATAGAAAAAGAATTGGGTAAAAGATATCAAAGAAATAAAACACTTATAGATTTGAACTATATACCTGATAATATTGTTGAAAAAATTGATGATGAGAAAAATAAAAATCAGACTGATGATAGATCAAAAATGATGAATTATTTTATTGATAAAAAACTTAAAAATCTAACTGAAAATATTTCTGAATTTTAATGGAGTTATAAATGCAAACCTCTACCTATGAAGTCTTAGAAAAAATTGGTAAACTAAGAAGAACAAAAGAAAAAGTGGATGCACTTAGAGCAAATGATAGTTATGTTATTAGAGTTATTCTACAGGGTGTGTTTGATGAATCAGTAAAATGGTTACTTCCAGAAGGCGATCCACCGTATACACCTAATGATTTAGTAGATCAAGAAGGCATTCTCATAAACGAAGCAAGAAAAATACTTTATTTTGTAGAAGGATTTCACGATTTGCCAACTGCAAAAAGAGAACAAATGTTTATCGAGCTTTTAGAGCAAGTAGATCCAAAAGATGCAATTCTACTATGTGCTGCGAAAGAAAAGAAATTGCCATTTAGAGGTATTACTATTCAACACGTTAAAGAAGCATTTCCAGGGATGATTCAAAATGGGTAGAGTTAAAAACAAATTTAAAGATTATGACTATGAATATGATGAATACAATGATGATACTCTATTGAAAGAAGAGAAGA